GAATTTCCTCTACATTTGGCACCCCGCCACCATAAACAGCAAAGCTTCTGAAGTAATTGGTAATATCAACAGGTAATACCTTGTCTACGAATGTGAAACCATGCAATTTGTTGTTTGCCTCGGTCCACTTGATAGTGTCTTCAAGGTCGGCCTTATTGTAGAATGTCTTTGACAATGCAATACCGTACCAACCACCAGCCTCATTTGCTCTATCCAGAGTGTCCGCCATATCTTCATAGACAAGATTTCCATCCTCATCCACGATAGGCTCTCCACCATCATCAAGAGATGGCTGTCTTACGATTAAATAAACAGTTTCCGGAGCCGGTGTCTGCGAATATGCTACGGTAGCCATGATATAAGCCTGACTATCTGTTGAAAATCCATAATCTTTTAATTCAGCAGCCTGCGAAATAGCAATTACAGATGTTCCAACCTTCTCTGTACCCTCACCTTCCGGTGCTTCGGTAACAAAAAGCATATTGCTGAAACTCGCATCACTGGACCCCGGTGTCGAAATCTCAATAACTACTTTTGCGATTTCATCAAGGTTATTTCTAATGCTCATTCTATATGTCCTCCTTTATTACGATTTTTTCTATTCCATAGGTCTCTGCCTGTGAAAATTCTTCTGTTCCTCCTCCGCTTGGATTTGGAATAACAGTCTTGTTCTGAACTCCATACTCGCCAGATACCTTGTCCGTAAATGTCACTATGAATTCAGTCATAGACCTGTAATTAAACTTTGTATCACCAATCAGTTCCGATAAGTCCCTAATCGGTGCGTTCTGCATGATTGTTATGTTCTTTTCCTGTGTTAAATCGCTGATACCGTCAGAATCAATGAATCTGACAAATTCCTCTAAATCTTCCACAGCGGTATTCTCATATACTGTTCCACCCTCGACATTAACAGGCTTACCTACTGTGTATAGGTTCATTTCCAAGACAAAAGAATAGGAGTACCACTTTTCGCCTTCATCATCCACAATAGGAAACTTATTTCTGTCTACGCTACTGTGAGATAATGTGATGTAAGGCGGTCTCGGTGTTACTCCCTTAGTCTTCGTCCACACTATTAAAGCCTTCGGATGATACATGGAAACCAAATCATACAAAAACTGTTTCGCTTCTCCAATTGTCAATCTTGCACCTCGCTTTCTCCAGGTTGTTCCTCGGTACTAACCGGCACAAGAGCAAATATCGAAGTCCAATGTTTGATAAATGTATTTTTGCTTAATCTGGATGCGGTACATTCGTACCACCTTCCCTCATAGAAAAGCTGGTCTGACCGCACTCCCTCTTCCTGTTTGGAACAGCGAATAGGAAAATCCCCAAATGTTTTTAACATCATGGAATCTCGACTGCCTCCCTCCTCAACTATTTCATCATCTGAAATAGTCTGAACATCAAGGAATACTGTCATATCTTCCTGAGCCGCAACAGGGTACCCATTCACAATCTTATCTTCTCCAAACCTGCGTAAAGTGTAATTGTCGCCAAAAAACGGCATTAGTCAGACCCCCTTTCTCGCACTACAAAATTTACAGACTGTCTCATTCTACCAGTATCTATCAACGGTGTAGACGAACCTTTCTTCCTGATTGTTGCCGGAGAGTTCGGTACAAAATTACCACTGGTAATCTCTTTCTGGATAAGTCCCTTTTGGAAAGTACCGATTTTCTTTAGCACATCCTCTGCGCTTTTCCCGTTTACCATACTCTTAGCCGCGCTCTGCATAAATTGAGATATCTTGTCCTTGTTATTGTTCAAGCTATCCCTAAGAAAAGGTCTTGACGGACTATGCACAGTTCCAAGCTCGTTGAATAATGCAATATCCACCATATCCACTCCGTCTTCACTTGCCTGCCCCTGTTGATATCCAACAGCAACCTCCAGCTTTGCCAGTTCCTCCAATTCCTTTTGGAACTGTCTACCTTGTGGGGTTAATCTTATTTCAAAGTCAGCTGCCATGCTCAACACCTGCCGATATAATTGGAATTATGCAGTTCCTACGCAACTGTAAGAACTGCATACCATATACTGTGAGACCGTACTCCGCATCAGCTGATGTGTTTCCTGTCTGATTGTTAGTGAATGAAACAGAAGTTTCTCCCTCAGATACGGAAGATAAACCAATTGTATCTCCTATCGTTCCACTTCCAATGAGTTTACCGCGCCCTGCCATTTTCATCTTATGCCCCGCTAAATATGCGAGAGCCTGTTGATATAGCTTGCCGAATCTTTTCTCGCTTACGAGAGGTTTAGCAAGCTCCAGGAACACATTTACATCATCATCCGAGACTTCCGAGAACTCTGTCATAGTTGCTCTGATAATTTTCAAGGCATCCATAAGGACCACCTCCTACTGATTAAGTGCTGCTAATACTTTCTCTCTAACGGAATCAGCTGTTTCTCCGTCTTCCACTTCGATACCCATACCGGCCGCCTTTGTCAGCAATTCGTCCTTTTTCATAGCCTTAACAGCTTTGATTTCAGCCTCTTTCTCAGCCTGTGCCGCAGCAAGAGCCTCCTGCTCTGCCTTATACTGAGCAATAGCCTCCTCTGCAATCTTAGCTCTTTCAAGGTCGCTAAGACCGGCACCAGCTGTTGCAACAACCTTTTCAGCATCTACAATAATGCCCTTAGCCATGTAATCCTTGATTGCCGGATGGTTCTCAAGTCCTGCCGGAAGGTCCATATCTTTGCCAGGGAGAAAAGGTTCTCCTGCGATTGAAATAATCTTTCTTGACTTATTGATAACTTTCATAGTGCACCTCCTAAATTCCGTATGCTAAAAGCATAGACAATGGGTAGTAAATGATAAGACCAGCTGTTCTTGTTTCACAAGGAACCTCTGTTTCTAACTTAGTAACCTGTAAAGGATACTGGTAGAAAGGAAGTGGAATTTCCAAGCTGAACTTCTCGGCATCCTTAGTGTACATAAATGCCACATTCTTACCACTTGTGTTAATGTCCGTTGCTGTGTCCTGTAACTCTGCCATAGATTCAAAGTTCTTCAAATATGGCGCGTGCTCCTTTAAGAAGCTGAGTACAGTTGTCTCCGTATCAGGAATACGTCTTGTCGCAAGGTCCATGTAGATGTATGAAGGGAGTGCAAGGGTATCCGGCTTTTCGATTGACATTGTAATCTTGTCAATGAATTTCTGCATACCGTTGATATCCTCCAAAATCTGATCTGCAGTCTTGTGAGCCCAGTCTGTATACTGAACACCATCAATTTCCACAACAGATAATGTGTAGAGAGGAATATCGTTTCCTTCACTGAAAATTCCGATAAGATTGTTCTTCTTATCGCCTGCAAAAGCAATCTTATTAACCATGTAATCAGAAGCTCTTCTCGCAGCTGCACCCTTTCTAGCGTCTAAAGACTTTCCTGCCATTCTGGACGCTCTCATTTCCTGCACATTGTAACCATAGCTGTCACCGATAGACTTGATTCCAGCTGTGTGTGCCTCGCCCTGTACATCAACTCTTGGAAGGTCTGTTGCGTAATTATTGATAATTGCCGCCATACCTGTAATGTCGTAGCAGTAGTAAGTTGTGGTTTCCGCTCCCTCATTTACCTCAGAAGTGATAGGGAAATATGCCAGAGCAGATAACTCCGGATACTGCTTATCATATGTCTTTGTCTTAACCTGATCTAATTCACGAGCAAAAAATACACTCGCTGCCTCTACGCTGTCGAAACGCATCTGTTCTGCTCCCGCAAGTCCCTTAACAAGGGTAGAGCCTTTCAACGCATTGTAATCATCCATGTTGAACTGTTTCATTAAACCTTACCTCCTTCTCTTAATTCGCAAAAAATTCAGCATTAGCAATGCCGGTATCAGTCACACCAAGATAATGAGCATTTAACTCTACCTTAGTAGCCGTATCTGCAGATGTGGTAAATAAACCAGCCTCATCACCCTCTACAATGAGATATACCTTCTCCTTGTAAGCTGGTGCTGCATTTGCTCCAGTTTTTACCCAAATCTTGCCATGATGTAAGCAACCGACTGTTCTCTTTTCGCCGATATTCAACTTATTGTTCATATCAAGCTCTGCCATTACAGAATTATGAACAACAACACCTTCAAACTGATCCGCTGTGCTATCAGCTGTCGGCAACTTAACATCTGTACCCTTATTAGTTCCTACAACAACACCGACACCAAAGGTAACACCTTCGCCTTCGGACTGTCTTGTGGATACTTCATGAGCAGATAAATCAAACAGACCACCTGCTACACCCTTTGGAAAACCAAATCCATAACTTGTCTGTACACTCATTACTTCTTACCTCCTGTCATTCTTGCAATCATATTCTTGCGAGCACTGTTAGAGTTGCTCTCCTCTTTCGCATCCTGACGCACCTTGGCATCCATCATGCTCTTTCTCTGGTCGTCAGTTGTCTTTCTCTCCTGGAAAGAATCCTTTGCAATGTCATAAGCTGCATTGATGTAACCGTCGCTCTTTCCATCAAGATTCATCTTCGGATTCACAGCTTTAATAATTGCAATTCTGCCTTCTCTGACAGACATCTTTTCAACACCATCCAAATGGAGCTTATCTGCCATGCGGCAAACATCAAGTCTGTCCTGGATAACTCTGTCTACGGAATCCATATTAACTCCTTTCTCCTTCTCGGCTTCTCCTGTACCGGTAGCACCCTCTTCGCCTGTTGGTTCTGCGGAAGGCTCTTTCGGTTCTGCCGGAGGTTCTTTGGCTGCGTCGCCATTCATATCGCTAGATGCCTGCAACTTGTCGATTTCCGCTAAAAGTGCTTCTAAGTCTGCTTTCTGCTCTGCAATAACATCTTCCGGTGCCATATTGCCACCCTCTGAATCGCGGCGGTCCATATTATCTCTCACTTTTTCTACCGGAGATTTCTCAACCGCTGGCTCCTCGCCCTCTGCCGGTGGAACCTCGCCACCATCTGTTCCTGCTCCTGCTGTTGCCTGTCCGGCTGCTTTCTGTGCCATAAACAATGCAATAGCTGCCTCCATTTCTTCCGGAGTTAATTCTTCGCCACTATCTGTTCTGTAGCCTGCTGTGTTAGGTTTGTGCATAACTGCCTTTCCTCCTTTTAAGATTTTTTTATTATCATCCTTGCTGTCGATATTAAGACGGGCGGTATCTCCCGCTCTCGCTTCTCCGACCAAGGCCAGATGATTGATTTCAATGTTTCTCTGTATGCAATCATATTTTTCGCCCTGCCATACTCCGGGCGTTTCCTCAGTATCAAGACTGTATCCGAGAGAAAGTTCTTTCAGTCCACACTTTTTCAGAGCATTTGTGTCATGTATAATGATTTCACAGCGAACACTATCTCCATCACGATATCCTTCACTCATAATGGTACCTATCTGCTCTCTGCGAACATTATCCTTAGACACTTCCCCTGCGTCATGCGTGATAATAATTGGCTTGCCTTTATAACTCTTTAGCGATTTCTCGTCAAATACATCATCAGGTAGCCTCAATTCTCGTCTGACACTTCCATCATCATTCTTATACTCGAATATGCCACAGGTAGTCACAATGGGGTGGTCCACCAAATAGCCTTCCTCCGTATAATAGGTCTGATCCAAAGAAATACTGTCCAACCTCTGATACTTCAAATTCTTTCTCACCTCCCGTTACATTGGAATATCCAAGTTGTCTATATCAAATACCGGCAGCGCACAGCACCGACATTGATAATCTTCTCCCGGATGGCACCGTCTTCCCTTATCGGTTTCCGGCGGTTCATCCCAACTAAAAATATGGCCGTTCAAACGATGGTGGCTACTGCGCACCCTGTTGTCGTTTGAATCCGACCACTCATACCTGTTTACACCTGCGTCTTTCTGTTGTTTCTTCGTAATGGCTGCATTTAATTTGGCTGTTTGGTCTCTCGCTATCAACCTTGCATGCCTCTTATCCATTCCGTATTGTCTTTGAATTTCCTTAACAATATTGGTGGTGCTCTGTCCATTCATATATCCGGAATAAACAATCTCCTTCATCTGCTCCAACGATTTATGAGGCACAGTCTTAATGAGATCCACATTATCCGACACCCATTTTTCAATCATATCTTTGTAGAAATCACCGGAATAGTAATCCTCTAACAAATCAATGCCGAGTGTCTTCGACACAACCTTTTTCCATTCTCGGATAGAGAGCTTGTGTTCAAGAGCTGCAATCTTATTCAAAGCACCCGCCAAATGAAACAAACCAAATGCAGCATCCAGCTCCCTGCGTATCGTGTCGAAAAGTATCTTTATTCGGACCAGTGTGTTATCAAGTGTTTCAAATCTCGCTTTCTTTCTCCGCTGGTCATTCTCTTTGGAAGAATCCATATTGAAACCTTTCGTACCCTCGGCAATTATCCTTTTCAGTTCCGGGATATGTGAGAGCAATATCTGTCTTTCAATACTCATATACGCATTTGTTAATCGCATATATTCCCTTTCCACAGTATCAGGATACTTAGGAGCATATTTGGCAGTAACGGTACCTTTGCCACCATTCCGCTTTTTCAATTCTTCACGCAGGACTTTCTTTCTGACTTTCTCATTCACATAACCACCTCTCTTATTGCCTCAAATTTGGCATTTCGCACCATAGCAAGGTATTTGACTGTTTGAACTAAAAAAGCCCCAAAGAGCCACGATTAGCGGCACTCTAGGGCAAAAGAAAAGAGCCTCACACTCTGCAAGGCTCGTATCTTATATTCCGAGTTCGTCTAAATATTCAAGAATATCATCACTCTTTCTTGTCGAATCTTCTTTGATGAACTCTTTGACTTTCTGCATATCTTCCTCGTCATGTTTAACTGCACACAAGACGCAGCCAACGAAATCGTCGTAAGTATCACTTACATTTTCCAGCAGTTCCTTCAATTCATCCATCAGATCAATCCTCCTCCATCTTCATGAATATATCGTAATCATCAAATCCATGGTTCCTAAATCTGTAATAGTATGTAGGGCTGTCTGGTTCATTTGACCTTGTGCGGATTGCACAAACTCTCTTTCCCTTGTATTTGGCATGGTACACATTATTGATATCATGCGTTACCTTCGCCTTTTCTTTAGCGGTCATAGGTAGGGATTCAGCTTTTTTCTTCTTGGTTCGGCTGCTCTTACTGCCTTTCTTTCCACTCCCTTTAGGGTATCTTCCAGAACCAGGACCTCCGTCTATCTCAATATTACTTGATTCACTTTGCTGCGTCAACAAGATTTCCTGCAAATTCTTCATCAGTTCATGTAATGATAACTGGAATGGCAAGAACAAATCATATTGCAATACATCTCCTATCGCCTCAAACCTTGCCTCCTCCATTTCCGGATTAAAGCAAACCGGTTCTCCATAGTATTCCGTACATAAGAATACCTGTGAAGGACAATACTCTGGCGGCATATCGGCAATAATCGTTATTGGAACAAGTCCTGCCACATTGATACCGAATTCTTCTCTTGTTTCTCTGATAGCGGCCTGCTCTGCAGTTTCACCAGCTTCAATGTGTCCTCCCGGACCACAAATCTTCCCGTTATCCTTTCTCTTGCCTATAAGCACCTTTCCGTCTTTTATGACGATTACTCCACAACCGGTAGGCTGAACGCAATCCTGAGCAGTTTCATTCTTCTCTACTACAGGTGCGACCGTTCCGCTTTCAGCTGACAACGCAGTATTGCTTGTTTCCTCCGATTCAGCTCCAAGCAATGTCTCACCCTCTAAAGCACTCCAATCGTCTTCCTCTTCGTCCAGAATGTCGTTGATAGTGAACTCTCCGTTTTCTTTCAAGCGTTCCCTGATTTCCGAAGCATCCAAAGCCTGCATTTCCACATACACTTGTGCTGTCTGTGCTTTCGTAAGCTCTGTTGCAGCCTTTGTCTGATCCACATTAGCCTGTTCTGTTTCGCTCAAACTCCAAAGCGGCTTGAACTCCAAGGAGTAATCCGGAATTTCCTCAAACGCGCCTTTATACCTTCCGGCTACCAAGATAACATCTATGAGAGTTCCCATATTGTTCTTTAGGTTCAGCTTTTGGATTTTCTCGACGAATTTATAATAATTCTCCATATCACCCTCGCCTGTGGCATTTTCGCCAGCTGGAGAACGTCCAAACAACTTTGTCTGTGGAATATTTGTAACAGCTGATAACATATTACAAGCACTATCAAT